ATCTAAGTCAGTTTACAGAAGTAAAGAACGCAGTGGACACAGATTACGCAACCATTCTTAAAGAAACAATTTTGGACATCAACGGAGGTTAATAATGGAAAATTTAGCAAAAGCATTGGCGAAAGCACAGGCGGAATTTACGACTGTGCCGCAGAGTGGTTTCAACCCACACTTCAAAAACAAGTTTAGCACATTCCAAGACCATGTGGATGCGGCGCGACCAATCTTGGCAAAGCACGGACTGGCAATCTCACAGATGCCAAACCTGCTGGCAGAGAGTGACCGCTTTGTGCTGACAACAATCCTCATGCACGAAAGTGGCGAGTCGATTATTTCCAACCAACCAATCTTCGCAATGAAGCAAGATGCGCAGTCAATGGGCAGTGCAATCACATACGCAAAACGATATGCGTATGGCGCAATCCTTGGCATGGCATCTGGCGACTTCGAGGATGATGGCAATGCGGCTACCGCACCCGCCAAACCAACACCAGCCCCTAAGAAGGTTGAAAGCAATCAGAGCCTAGCGGAGCGTGTAAACTCTACACAACACGTTGGCGAACTGATGGCTCTTTACGAAGAAGTAAAGGGTAAACTTAGCGAGAGCGACACAGCGTTGTTCTCTGCTCGTAAAACAGAACTCACGAAAGGATAATTTGATATGAGTTATGATAACACAGGTAAAGTAAGTATGTGGTCAAATGAAAAGTATGTCGCTGGCGGCACACAACCACGCCTCAAAGGGACACTATACGCACACCGCGACTACAAAGCTGGTGAGCCTATCGACATCGCCCTATGGGACAACAACAGCGAAAACCCAAAAGCACCAGCACTGACTGGCAAGGTTGAGGACAAGCGTGAGGCTCAAGCCGCACCAATGTCTGCACCAGCAGCCGTGCTTAACGATTCAGTGCCGTTTTAAGGAGATAATAAGATGAGTGGAACAGCTTTCAAATGCGGTAAATGCGATGGGCAAGGCCGACTGCTCATCAATGTATCAAGTGACGGGGAGGGCAGTAGCTTCATCGAGAAGCACTGCCCGACCTGCGATGGGGAGAGAATGTTAACTAAAGCACAGCTAATGACAATGCCAGCAGACGTGACGCTGGAGGCAAATGACTTTTTACCAATGCCACTGACAGGCGCATTTCGCGTCTATGTTGATGGCTCAGTATATCAGCGCAAGATGACATCGCGTCAGCTATACAAGCTGGCACAGTATGCCTTGAACGTGGCGCTGGAAACAGAACAATATGAAAGGGAAAAAAATGAAGGTAACGATTGATATGAAGGTTGATGTGGACGACGAGCAATTTGATTATGTGGCAATGACGTCCATCGTTGACGCAGTGTGTGAAGTGTTCAAGGTGCATAAGCGTGAGTTGATGGGCAAAAACCGCATGAGATATTTGACACGCGCACGATTTGCGGTCTGCTATCTTGGCTGGTTGTTCACTAAGCGCAGTCTGCCAAGCATCGGCAGGTTTATGGAGCGTGACCACACAACCATCATGCACGGACGCAATCGCGCCATTGAGCTTATGCGCGAAAAGAAGAACCCGATTGACGGAACACCACACTTCAAGGAACTTCTTGAGGCGTCAAAGCAACGTGCCTTTGAGATTGAACGTGAAAAGAAAAACGAATTAAGTGAGATTAAAAATGATGTGCTTATGGAAGTCCAAAACCAGATTGACAAGAAAGTTGATAGCATTAGAAAAACGGGCTATCTCAGCGGAGATGAAGTTGTCTTCTCTTGCCTCAATACCGACAGATAGTGTAGGCTGGAGAAACTTCAAGACACGCAAGGCAAGGGAAGCTCTATTCGAGCATTTGTTAAATGAAAGGGAAGATAATGACAGAGAAAGAATGGAAAGACGAGGAAGCCGTTTTCGAGTGCTGGGAGTGCTGTGGAACTGGCGAAGTCGAAGTCGAAGTAATCGTAGGGGGTCGCTACGCAGGTTCAAATGACCCGTGGCAGGGCATCGACTCCAGTGTCGAGACTTGTGAGCGATGTGCTGGCGAAGGCACAATCGAATATATGGATTTAGCAAAGGGAGACGACCCATGGAAATTGAACCTCGCACACTAGCCTATCTACGCTCTGCACCAGAGCCAGAGTTTGCGGCAGAGATATGCGTCATGGATAAAGACGGATACTACACAGTCATCTGCATGACAGACCAAGCACTAATCAATATGGCGGCTACAGCAACCAAGCTGATTGCAGAACGGCGCTTCTTCAAAGGGAAACTAGACAATGAACAAGATGGAACAAGCACTACAGAATGAAACGATTGCACTGTTGGAGTGTGCAGAGAAGATAGCTCAGATGAACGAGTCGCTGGAAGGACTTATGACCTCAATGCGCCCAGACATCGAAGCCAAGCTCACGGACAGTAGCTCTATTTTATCTCAGGTATTGCAGTCACTATACGACAGTAGGAATTAGCACCTTACCCCCGATGGGGTGCTATAGGGCTGGTCAGCGTCTCCCTTTTCCGCTGGTCAGCCCTTTTTCTTTGGCTGCTTGGAATACTGCTTGCCAGCCTTCATGTCACGCCGCTTCTTAGCTGACGTTGCAAGATACTCAGCCGCAGACATCTTCTCTCTTGTGCGCTTTGGCAGATAACGCTCTCCAGTGGCCTTCTTACCCTGCACAGAGGGCTTTCCAGACTTGGTTCCCCATTCTTCCTTAGTCCACTTAGACAGGCTCTTCTGCGCCTTCCCCTTGCCGCCACGATAGCCACCACCAGCCTTCTTGTATTCAGCCGCCAGTAGCTGTGCCTTACGTGCAGACCACTGGCCTGCCTTGCCACCCTTGGAGCCAGCCATAATCTTTTTCTTTAGGCGTTCACGCAGTTTTGGTTTTGTATATCTACTCACTAATCAAGCCTTTTCGGTATCTCTTGCCATTGTATGTCAAGCACTCTTTGCGATTGACATATGGCGCATCAGCGCGGTAGCTGACATGAACCCAACCACTGTTAGGCTCATCTGGATTGTAGAACTCTAAGATGAGTTGGTCAAAATCTAAGTTGTCGCGTATCCAGCAAGCAAGCTCGTAGTTTGGAATTGTTCCAATCTCAAAGTCTACAGCCTGACCCTTGGCGTGTTGGCTTGACACCTTACTGCCGATTGCCTTGCATAATTCCTTGCTTCTGTAGCCCGATGAAGGGGTGATACTACGGGCAAACTGTTTTCTACACGGCTCTAGGACGTGTAAACACAGCGCTTTTAGGGCGTTTATGTGCTTTTCTGTAGGTGTATTGTCGATGCCAAGACGTATTGCTGTCTGACTCTTTGTTAGCTCCTGCAAGGAAAAGTTAGGCGACAAGTAGCCTTCGGGTATTACAGGAGCGTCTACTTTTTTAGCTGTGTTATCGACTTGATGCCAAAGCTCGCGGCAATACTTGCCAAGATTCCGTATTGTAGCCATTCTGGTGCTGTCCTTAGAAAATCAAAACCAGCCTGCATATAAGGCTGTAGCGGTGGAACGAAAGAAGCAATAATCAGAGCGATGAAGCAGATTGTCCACGCCTCATCTTTCCAACTATTGTCAGACGCAGACATAGCGGAAGCCTCCCAGTCTGAATCACGCTCGACGCGCTTGACTGTGGCCTCGACTTTAGCCACCTCCAGCTTGGCCTTTGCCTCTGCCTTCTTCTGCTTGCCCTCAATCCAAGTGCCAGCAATGTTGGCGATTGGTGCAATCAAACTACCCCACATGATAGTCTCCGTTTATCTATTTGACTCAGCGCCTCGTCAAGTTGTGCCTGCTCATCTACCTCAAGCAGCTTGTCAAGAGAGATATTATAGCGCACAACATCGTGATTGAAAACTGGCTTAAAGTAACATCTGCGCGTGTCCAGCGCCACGAGGCAGAGCAGGTCTACAGAATCAGGGTCAAGTTTGGTTTTAGCGCCAGAGCCACGAGCCGTGTTCCAAGAGTAGCGCCTAGCCAGCCGAGAGGGGCGGCGTGGGTCTGCGTTACACTTACTTGTAGTCTTTACCTCAACCCTGTAGTGCGTGTCATCGTTGCGTAACAGAAGCATATCAAATGAGGCTTGCTGACAGAGGACTGTGCGGTAGCCAAGAGCCTCAATTATGCCAGATGCCATAAGCTCTCCAGCCCTGCCGATGTGGATTTCGCTTTTCTTATTAAGCTCAGTCGTCACAACTCTTCCCTTTAGCCACAGCACTGCATCAAAAGATAAGGTGATTACTTATTTTTGTATTTGTCAATCAGTGCTTTAACGGTTTCTGTTTCATATATTCTCAAAATGACCCACGCAAGAGAAGCAACCGCAGTGACCTCTGGAATCCAACTCATATAAGCCCCCATGGTCACGCCACCAGCCCCTAAATCTATTGTTTGTTTCATTTCTTCGTTCATTTCTTCTGGTTCCTAGTGACCCCGATAACCCACTGTATCAGGTTTTTATTTTTTTTCTATGGTTTTGTCGGCCAAGACACAGCAAACGGAAATCCTTGTTGCTGTGGTATATCACGCAACGACTGCCGATAGGCTGCCATTTCGCTTGACATAACTACATCTGACAAAGCCATCCAATCTGTTTCCGACAGCAGGTTGTCGCGCTCAGACCTTACGGCATTTCGGGCGTCTTCCTCTGAAAGATTTACCGCCACATAGTCAACCTGCCACACGCCATCGCGAGGCGCAGGGGTGCCAGCAGTCAATGTCTGTACAAGGTGGTCGAAGTCTGGCTTGTTTTCAGTTACAGCATAGACACCATAACTCTCTAAAATTTCACTTGTTAGAGACTTAGGAAAAGAAGTATTAGGATTTTCCTTGCGAAGCTCCCACGTTGAGTAGGGGAACTTGCTAACAGCACCATCTATAGTCTTTACATACATCATATTGTAATGCTCCATTTTTCAGATAAATAGGTTTCAACTTCATCAATTTCAGTTGACGACAACCTTCTTTCGTAGGCAATAATCTCTCCGATATTCCCGTTGAAGGGCGTGTGATTATTGGGCGTTAAGCCTCGGCGTCCAACATAGGAACCGACATTACCAGAGTGGCTGGAGTAATTATAGGGGCTATTCATGGCATACTGAGTCCCGTTTTCGCGGAGAAAGTTTACCAAATCACCAGTAATAATCGCGTCATTCCCTGCCGCGATACGGGTGTAGCTATCACCAACGGTTCTGTAGCCAGTCGGAGATGTTGACACATAGTTCAGTGATGAGCCAGCCGCGAATGTAAAGTATCCGTTGTATGACGCACCGATACCAAAAGATGCCCCAGCATTTGAATTGGTTCCATAGTTCAGAACTATGAACATGGTAATTGTATCCGTGCAAGTAGAGTTCTCAAGAAACTGGCCCTTGCCACTGTCAACAGAGTTATCGAGATTTAGGCTGTTTAAACCCATTGTTGTTGTGTCGAATGTTGGTCGGTTGATTGACGTTCCTTGGTCATGGTCAAAACCATTTCCAGACTTGTCTTCCCAGCAGCCTACTGGGTCGTTGTCAGATGAGACAGCAGTGGTCTTTGACGAGTCCTGATACAAGGTAGATGTGTCAGTAGCGTCAAGCCACAGCTTTAGGTCGCTTATGCTTGCAGGGCTAAACCCTGCTACAGCAGAGCCAGCAGTAGCCATCTGAATTTTTCTGGCTATGCTCATGCCATTGCGTCCCCAGCGCGGAAGCCATACCAAGTTGTGCCGCCATCATGCGTAATGAACGCAAGCACATCAGTCTCGCCAGAGGCGGGGGCATCTGGGGCTGTTCCGCCAGCCCAATCAACAGAGGCTGGGTATGTGATTGTGTGCGTTCCACCTGCGACCAACTTCAGCGTAAAGCCAAAGCCTGTACCCGAAGCTGGTGGGTTGCTGAACGTAAATGTGGTGTTTCCAGAAGTCGTCAAGCTGAACAAATTACCGTCATGGCAATTAACAGTCGGAGTCGTACCTGAAAGCGCATTATACGTTTCATTGTAACTATCAGCAGTAAGCTCTCCATTGATAGAGGCGCTGCTAGCCGTAATTGAGCCATAAATATAAATGCCATTGCTCAAGGTAGACAGTTTTTCGGCACCATTATGGTATAACGAAATCTGAGAGTTTTCCGTAGACCTGATGAGAGTTTCGTCGTTAATACCCTTCATCCAAATGCGCGTAGAAGCCTTAATAATAAGGTCGCCCGTGCCAGTATCCTCGATTATGCTGTCAGAGCCATCGTGATACAGGTTGAGGTCTGAACCCGCGCCCAAAATAACCTTATTATTGTCACCAAGAGATACATTCCCAGTAAATGAACCTGATGTAAACGAGCCTGCCGCCGCCGTTGTGCCGCCGATTACGGCTCCGTCGATTGTACCACCGTCAACATTAACAGAAGAGAAAGAAGGACTGGTTAAGGATACCGTTCCATCGTTTACCTC